CGGTCTCTGTTGCGGAACATATCCTCACTCGGATCAGGTTTGGTCAAATCCAAGTTGGCATGGCCAGCTGAATACAAACAATGGTCAAAGTAAAATGCCGCATTGGGATTCAAATAGTTCATTGCTTCAATGCCCAGTGGTCCAAAGCTGGCAGGAATACGTGCAGGATCCACATAGTTACTGTATCGTTGTTTACCTATGTATGTGCTGTAAAAGCCCGACGTTGCCGGCAGGAAGTACGCATAATCGCTTTGATGTGCTGTTAGATTCTTATTCATTTGCGGCACTCATATATTATCTCCGTGATCGTACTTCTTGTACGATTTGACCTATGTCATTTTTTGAACGAACCCGTTCACGATCTAAGTACTCGCACATTTTAGAAAGACGGATAACTTGTTCCTTTAAGAACTGTATCTGTCTTTCTAGTTCGAGTATTTTTGGATCTACTTGACTCATTTGGCTTGTGCTGGCAAAATGTAATTGTATTCAGCCAATCCACTGTTTACTGTAATTTGTAATGCACCTGCATCACTAATACGCATTGTGCAATCACCGCTCAAGTTCAAAATACTTTGCACTTGACTAACTGGCCATGCCCATGTTTGTTTTAGTTTACCTGTAACACCTGCTTGGAATACAAATGATCCTGCGTGTGTAGTTGCATCACCAAAGCTAAACACCAAGTTATCATCTTTGGTCGTTACTTGGAAAGTAGTTTCTTCAGTATGTGCGGCCGCCTGGTACTTTAACTTTTGAATACTGGCAACAGCTGGTTCAAATTCAATGTTCCAACTTGCACCTTTGAACTTGACAGTTTTCATCTGTTCATTAATGATTTCTGCGTTCATAAAACGATAGTCGTTTTTAAAGTCGCCGAACGCATTTTCAAAATGCAAGCCAGTTGGAATGTCTTCGCCGTTGCGTTGTTGGGTAACCACTTCAATACTAGCACCTTCTTTGTATTCTGGGCACTTCAAATGCAAATCCAATTTGTTCAAGTTGGGCATACCAAATGTGCCGTCAAATTGACCAACTGGCTTGTTTGTTTTGGCTTGCAAAATAACGCTACGGTCTTCTGCCATGCCTTCGATAACTGTTTCTTGGTCTGTGCTAGAAATTTTAACTAGCGGTAAAAATCCTAGACTATGTGTATGTGCTACTAGGTCCTGTAAAATATCTTTCATATGAATCTCCTTATGTGTATTATATTTAGGTTTTTGCTTAAAGTCAAGAGTTTTTTCTTACTTTGTTGTTGTATTGGATAGATGATTCTACCAATGTTGCTGGCATTCCAATAGTGTTGGACCACTGCAAAAATGCTTCAGTGTCTTTGGGAAAACATGCACCTCCCCATCCTCGCTGTCCATCTGGGCCTGGAACCAGTGTATGTCCTGCACCAATCCTAGCGTCCTGACTTACAATGTGTCTTACGATATCGTAGTCCATTTTGTTGTTATCACAAATGTCTGCTATTTGATTAAAGTAACTGGCCTTTAGGGCAAGGAAACAATTTACAGTATATTTGATCATACACGCTTCTTCCTCACTGCATTGAAAAATCATTTTGCAATTGGGCAATGTGGTAGTAAATAATTCGTGCCAAAATCCTTCTGGATCTTCTCCACCTACGATAATATATTTTTGATTGGCAAAATCTGCCTCAGCACTATTAGCCCTTAAAAATTCAGGACTGTAAACAATACTGTGATTTTCGTAAATCTCTTTGAACCCTTGTACATTAGGAGGAGTTAATGTACTTTTAATCATAACAGGCATAAAAAATGGAACTACATCTAATACATTGGCAATATTGTTTACATTACAAATACCATTCTCAGTAGTCGGAGTAGACACGCAGACGATAATGCCGTCTGCATCTATATGGTCTGTGATTCGATTATCGTTATATTTTGGATCGATAATGACTAGTTCGTGTTTAGTTTGTAACGCACTAGCCACCGCCCTTCCAACAAATCCGTATCCTGCAATTATAATTTTCATATTAAAACTCGAATAGTGAATTAAAAGTATTCTTTTCTTCTGTGCTACGAACGTCCCATTTCAATACGCCAATTAAGTTATCTAATTTGTTATCAATAATAGTCTGTTCCATTTCTTCATGATCAAACGGCATGTCTTTAAACCATTGTGGCAAACGTAATTCGTCTACAGGATATGCGACTGATGTAAATCCCATAGGATTTTGTTTTAGTTTACAAACAATAACTTTTTGCCCGTCTGTGATATTCATACTGTACTTGTCACCAAACATACGTTTTAATGTATTCCAGTTAATACTTGCACGAACATGTCCAGGCATATTAGCCTTACCTGCTTTTTCTTCTTTAGCTTGATATTCAGTAACTTTGTTAGCACGTTTTGGGCTACCTTTCTCCCAACCCGGCCTACTTTTAAATCTCAATCTAAATTCACTGATATGTGCTAATACATCTGTTTCGGTGGCTCCTGTTAAGACCTTTTCAAGTACATCGCTCAAAAAGTTCTGAATAAATTCCGGCGTATCACTACGCTTCAGATCCAAGCCCATGGCCTTGATCTTACCAGGTTTACCATCTACGTCTGCCCGTTTGCCTTCCTTATCATAGTACAGCACGGCATAACGCTTTTTAGTAATAAACAAACTCTTACTACCTACAATTTCACGACCTGCTTTAATAACTTCACCGCGTGTTTTTGGCACGTGAAATGTGTCCAACATAAACTGCGGAAAAGTTGTATTAACCTCTTCGCCAATATTGTCATACAGTTGGATTACATTCTCTCGTGTCCATTCGATATTACCAGCATCGATATCTTTTTGTAGTGTCTTATATGCTGAGAAGTAACATGAGTCTGTATCGCCATATATAATAGCTTTACCGCGATAGTCATAGTCCCCAGCAACAATCTCATTTACTTTGGCCGCCATGTGTTTAACAATCTGGCGACCAGTAAGTGTAGTCGACTGTCCAATGCGCTTGTCAAAGAATCTACAACCGGGGTTAAGAATAGCACCATACAAACTGTTTAGGTTAATCTTCTTAACCAACTGACGCTTGTCCCAGTATTCTTCTTCAATCTTATTGCCTGTCTTAATACAGTCTCTGAGTTTTGCCTGCATTTCTTTACGTTCAGCATACCAACGCTTTAACAAGCCGGGAATGATACCTTCTTTCTCATAAGTAAAGATTGTGCCGTTGGCACTGAGTACCCAAGGCTGATGACTGTCAAAGATCAACTTGTATACCTCAGCCGCACTGACCACATCAGTCTGTCCATTCTCCCAGTCGATAGTAATATCAGTGCCAATCTCTTGATTCATCACAGCAGTATATTCCAATGATCCAAAAATACCTTCCCACGATGCCGCAAAGCTAGAACCTTTGGCCATCTTGTTATCGATATATTCTTGTGTCATTGTTTGACGCAACTGACCAATAATAGTTTCTGGCCCCATATTGAGCGCACGAATGGCACTGGGATAAAGACTGTTGATGTCTAGTGAACCAATCCAGTCGTGTATACCTTCTTTGGGATATGCCACATAAGCACCTGCCGCGGCCGTATTTTCTTCACGGTCGTCCATCTTGGTACGATTGGGTACTTGCATGTTACGTCTGTGGGCTTCGTTAATAATGGCCTGTTCAGTTACAGCCACAGCACCCATTGTTGTTTGCAGTAGCACAGTATTTTCATGTGCCAGTGTATTGGCAAGGTCCAGGAATTTAAGCTTCTTGTCTAAACGATCAAGAAGCGCACAGTCTTGCCTGTTGTATTCGATGAACTTTTTAAAATCATGATTATAAAGTTGATCCAATGTGCCTTCGTATTGTGTTTTACGTTCACCTAGTTCATATTCAGCAATAGCATCCAGTCTGTAGCTGTGACGTTCTTCATATGTGTATTTGCGATACAGTTCAAGACTGTCCAAGTGTACACGACCTACGAGGTCATATGTGACTGATTGGCGTCCAAACTTTTCATATTCTCTGCGTTTAGGATATTGATCAAACAAACAAAAACGTCTTGTGTCGTCTTTGCTCAGTGCCTTGGTAACACGATTGACTGTATAGGGAATATCATAACCTTCCGAATTCCAACCAGTTAATATATCTGCTTCTTTAATCAAATCTAAAAATACATCCAACATTTCCGCTTCTGTTTTAAACAGCATGGTATTTGGAAACTCTTCAACCATAGCCGTAGCTTCTTCCATGGTCAGTGTCTTTGGCGGAACTGCCAAGCATACCATAGTTTCCATCCATTGTAAGTGAACAGCGATAGCAGTAATAGGCATGAACGCATCATCTGGTGTGCTATAGCCTCGTTCTGGATCAAAGTCCACTTCAATATCGAAAAACGCTACGTTTAGTTTGGGAGCGTCTGCATTAAGATAGTTTTCGCTAAGTGTTACAAAGATTGGATTGATATCGGATTCAAATAATTGTTTACCTGAATTGATTGCTTGTTCTTTGCGTAGTTCTTTTGTACTTTTAACTACAACTTTGCTTAGAGCGTCACCGTAAATTGAAAGATACTTTCCACGGGCGTCTTTATAGTAAAATGTGTGGCGTACAGGAATGTCTCTGAATTCCCTTTCACCTTTTTTGTTGCGTTCGACAACTTTAATAACATCGTTATTACGGTCGAACCATGCGTCTACATAGCTCATTAGTTCTCCATATGCAATTTAGGGCTTGCAAATACCTACTGTGCGGATTATGGCCCGCCTGCCTTTCTTTATATACTTATTAGATACGTTTTGTGATATCTAAAATAGCTTCAATTTCTGCCCAATCTTCATTGTGAGCAGTCCAATCGCCTTTGTGTGCAATCTTAATAGCACGATTAATAACGCTGGGTTTCACATTGAGTTCTTCTGCCACTGCCTTAACTGTTTCTTTCAAGCCTTCTGATAAATCTTCAATTTCTCTTAATACTGTACTGCCTTCACTGATTAATCTTTCCAATTTTGCCTTTTCTTCTGCACCGTATGAACGTCCTGACATGTAAGTCTCCTTAACTATAGCCTAATTATATATTAATTATCTCGTGAGAGCAATCGTTTA